AAACAATACAAAACAATGAAAGAGATAACAGAAGAACAGACCACACATAATATGTTGATGGAGTTGATAGCAGAAGAATGTACTATCGATACATCAGAGGTTATGGAATACCCCCCAACGGCTTTAAGTCTAGGTGAGAAAACCATACAGGCAAAAGGTGGGGATATTACAATGCCAATTCCTATTGGAACGTATGGGAATTTTAGCTTCGTACAAGCACCCCCAAAGAGCAAGAAAACCTTTTTCGTTAGTTTATTAGCATCTGTTTATTTAAGCGGTGGCAATAACTTTGGCGGTAAGATTAAAGGTCATCGTGAAGGAAGGTGTTTAATGCACTTCGATACAGAGCAAGGACACTGGCACGCTCAACGTGTTTTTAAGCGTGTTCAAGATATGAGTGCAACTAAAGAGGTGGGATGTTATCACACATACGCACTTAGAACAATAGGATATAAAGAACGTTTGCAATTTATAGAACATTGCTTAGAACTAAACAAAGGAAAAAACGGTTTAGTTATTATAGACGGAATTGCGGATTTAGTTAGTGACGTTAATAATTTAGAAGAATCAAATTTATGTGTTCAAAAAATAATGCAACTATCTGCAAAATACGACTGTCACATAGTTACTGTAATTCATAGTAATTACGGAAGCGACAAACCGACAGGACACTTAGGCTCGTTCCTTGAAAAAAAGACAGAAAACCAAATACAACTTGAAGTAAACACAGTAAATAAAGAATGGATAACAGTAAGCTGCAAAAGAAGTAGAGGTTATGCTTTTGAAACGTTTAGCTTTAGCATTAATGAGTTTGGTTTGCCTTTTGTAGTAGGTGAAATATACGACCCATTAGAATACTTTGTACCTAGAACACTAACACCAAATAAATAAATGAAATCAATTTTAGAACTAGCATATAAAAAGCATAGTGATTGGAATAACATAGTAAAAAGTTTCGGCTGTAATCCGTCAATGAGTGAAGACGTTGTTATGGAAATGTATATACAGCTAGATTCTGATGTAAAAAAAGGCTTAGACCTTTACTATAAAGACCAGATAAACCACTACTATTGCTATAAAGTTTTAAGAGGTATTTACACAAATTTATATAAGGCTAGTTTAAGGCAAAAGAAAATATATTTAGAAGATATAAACGAACTTAAAGAAATACAAGAAAGCGGTATTAATGAAGTCGAATGGGCTGAGCAGCGGAATAAAATTGACAATATTTTAAATGACCTTCATTGGTACGATAAAAAAGTGTTTGAGATAGTGGCTAAGGGCGTGAGCGTTGCAGAGTTAAGCAGGAACACAAAGATTAGTTATTATTCGCTTTACAATACATATACAATTACAAAAAAACATATAAAAAACAAGTTATGATACAAACTTTTAAAAGAGATTTAAAAAGAGGTAAACACCACGAGAACGTTGTTTTAAATTATATTAAAGCTAAATATAAAAACGCTTATATTAAAGATGGTTATTGTAAAGAATACGATATTTTTATTCCAGAGGTTAATTTTGGGGTTGAAGTCAAGTCAGATGAAAAAAGTAAATACACTAACAATATAGTTATAGAAATAGAATTTAATAATAAACCATCAGCATTAATGACAACTAAGGCTAAGTTTTGGGTTATTTATGATGGATATAGTTATAATTGGTTTTTAACAGATAAAATAAAAGACTGCATAAAAGACAATAATTTAAGGTATGCGGAATTTATAGGTAAAGGAGATACTAAAAGTAAAAAAGCATATTTAATTAAAAAAGAACTTTTATATAAATACAAAGAATTATGAGATTAGGGGATTTAGTTTATTATATTACTTACTACACTGGCATACATTGGCTAGTAAAAAAAATATGGGGTGACGATTGCGGTTGCGACCAAAGGCGTGATTCTTGGAACGATATAAATATAGAATTATGAGAATAGAAGATAAAGATGCTTGGGTAGACTTTAAAGCAAACGTTAATACTAAGCTAACAAAAGAACAGTATAGACTTTTATGTACGCTGCACGCTCGTTACTTAAACCACGCCTATCACGAACCTTGTAGTTGCAAGCCTAAAATTTTAGTAATGTGGATAAAAGATTTAGATAATATATATAATAAAATAAAATGATTGAAAAAATACATAATTGGGAAAAAGCCGTTGTAACGCTTTTAAATTTAGATGGGTGGAACTTAACACATACAGGTAAAGGCAGTGAATCGTGGGATGCCATAGGCACAACTCCAAAGGGTCAAGAATGTGTTATAGAAATGAAATTTAGAAATAAATACTATGACACGAAAATACTTGAGAAGTTTAAACACGACAAACTGATTGAAACAGGCAAGGTTGCTTTATACCTGGTGAACGACCCAAAAGGGAATTATATGTTCTGGCTTAACAACTTAGAGGGTTTAAAGACTAAAGATATTTATTGTCCTGACACAACGCTGTGGACTAAGAAGAAAGTTTTAAAGCCTTGTTATCTATTAAAAGAACAAGATGCTGCAATAATTAACTTAAATGAAGAATCAGAAATTGGAATATGGGATAGCTATTTTGATATAAAAGAAAAAATAAATAAAAAAAAATAGTTAATTAATTTGTTTATAATTAAAATAAAGTTGTATATTGCGGTATATTAATAAAACAAAACATTATGAAAAAGACAAAAACAGGTTTACACATTGAAACTAGAAAGAACCGTATAGAGGTTTACACTAAAAAAGATTTAAAGCAAATGGAAAAAGAACTTAGCGACAAAAGAGAGTTAATTATTACGGCTTCACTTATAGCTTTAGCGACAATTTTAGTTACTTTAGGTTTTATAGTTGGTTTATCAGTATAATGACTTTACTACAAAAACAATCGTACAACCTTTGGTTTAACCACATAGCTGATAAGGTTATGGAATGGAGTAAACAAAAACCTGCAAACAAAGAACTAAGAAACTTTATACAGGGAATGACTGAAATAGGTCAATATGTAAACGCCTTAAACGTAGAAAACAGCGTACTAACAAAACGCATAGGAATAATACGAGAAGAAAAAAACAAGCAGCTTATAGGCTTGAATAATCAAATAGAAGATTTAGAAAACAAATTAAAACAATACGATATATGAATTGGTTAGATAGTTATATAGATGAACCAGATACAAAGACAGAATGTGCTTGTTGTGGTGATGAAACAAATGGCGATTATTATTGTTCAGTTGAATGCTTTAATTTAGATTTAGAATGATTTTACTAGTGGATGCAGATAGTTTAATCTTTGCTTCTTGTTATAAGAAACGAGAGAACCCAGAAGATGAAAAATACTATCGAGATATAGAAGATGCACAAGCAAAGTTTGATGAGCAATTTATGAGCATAGTGAACAAGCTAGAAGATATGTACCCTATCGAAAAAGTAATAACGTTTAGCGGTAGTAAGGGAAACTTTAGAAAGCTAATTACAAGCGATTACAAAGCCAATAGGAAAAAGCAAGAGTTACCACCTTTATTAAATGAGATGCACCAATACGTGAAAGACCAATACGACAGCGTTTGGGGTTATGGAATTGAAACGGATGATATGGTTGCTAGATACTGGCACGAGTTGTCAAACGAACTAGGGCGTGATAATGTTATGATAGTAAGTATCGACAAGGACTATAAGCAATTTCCTTGTCTTATGTACAACTATCACTACAAACATAAAGAGGTTTTAGATATAAGCGATGACGAGGCTTTATATAACTTCTACGAGCAAATGATAATTGGTGATACAGCCGACAACGTAAACTACTTTAAAGGTAAAGGAAAAAAGTTTGCAGAAAAATATCTAGCTGATTGCGACACTAAATATCAATACACAAAAAAAATGTACGAATTATTTAAACAAGAATACAAAGGTAAGGCACGACAAAAGTATGCAGAATGTTATCACTTGTTAAAACTTAGAACAGAATGATTAGATTTGTATATGACTTAGACATAGTTATAGAAGCTATGGAGAACCAAGACTATAAAGATGCTTTAAAAATGATTAAAGACATACAAGAAGATTTAAGAATATTAGCATTACTATAAAACAAAAACAAAATGATAGCAAAAACATTAAGTAGATTAGGAATAGAAGTATGGAAAAAAATACCTACATTTAAAAGTTATGAAGTTAGTAATTTAGGGAATGTTAGAAGTTTAAAGTTTAACAAGTTTAAAGTTTTAAAAAAAAGCATAAATAAAAGAGGTAGGTATAGAGTTAATCTTTGTGAAAATGGAAGAAAATTTACAAATTGTAAAATAAGTCAATTATCTGCAATGGCTTTTTTAAATCATAAACCTTGTGGACATAAAATAGTTGTTGACCACATAAACAACGACAAAGAAAATGATAAGTTATATAATTTACAATTAATTTCAAACAGAGAAAACACTGTAAAAGACACAAAGCGAGGTTCGTCAAAATACGTGGGAGTTTCTTGGCATAAAAATCAAAGTAAGTGGAGAACCAATATATACATAAATGGTAAAACAAAACATCTCGGATATTTCACAGACGAAAAAGAAGCATCACAAGTATATCAAAACGAATTAAATAAAATAAAATTATGAAACGAGCAACTTATTTACATTACGAGAACGGAAAAGGCTATGACGTTATAGACTTTATAAAAGATTATGAACTAAACTTCAATAGGGGGAATATAATTAAGTATATTTGCAGAAGTGGAAAAAAAGACGATGAGTTAAAAGACTTAGAAAAAGCAGCAGATTATTTAAGGCGAGAAATAGAATACCTAAGAGAGCAGCAAGAACAATGGATAGAAAAAAACAAATAGAATACTATAAACAAATGGAACAAAAAGAACTAGAACACCAAGAACAAGTAAGAGGGGTACAAGATGACCCAATAACACATAGATACCTAAGCTATTTAAAATGTGTATTGATAAGTCAATTACTACTAGAAGCAAACGATGACTTAAAAGGAAGCGTAGGGTTTAAGCAGAACGTAAAGCTGCAAGTCAATAAGACATCAAAACTATTAGAAGGGATATATCAAGAAGGATTTAATAATGTGTACAATAACAATCCCGAAATGTGTACCAATGTACTAAACAAAATAGACAACCTAATGCACAAAATAAAAGTAGCTACTATTGATGAACTAGTAATGATAGATGCCTTAGTAGATAACTACTTCCAAAACAAAGAAGAACATAATAAAAACCAAACAGCAGAATTTACAAAACTAGATTAATATGTATATAAATATAGAAATAAAAGACACTGATAGAAAAGACTATTATAAATTCCTTATAAACGGATTAGACTTAGGAACTTGGGAACGCTCAGACCTTAGGCACTTAATAGAAACAATAGACAATAAAATATAAACAATGAGATTAGATATATTAAAAAAAGCAGTAGATGAAAAATTTGGTTTAGATATAGCCACAAGGTCAAGAAAAAGAAAATATGTATATCCAAGAAAAGTATTTTGTAAACTCGCAAGAGATACAAGAGTAACGTTTAGAGAGATAGGAAAGGAAATAAATACAAAACACGACCTTGTTTTATTCCACTGCAATACAGTAGATGTTATAGACTACGAGCATAAAGACAAGCACGATGAATTAATTGATGAATTAGATTTAGTATTTTCAAAGCCTTTCACTGATAAACAGAAAGTAAAAATAAAAAAAGAAATAGAACAAATAAACACAAAAGAAACATTAAAGCGTATTAAGTGCATTACAGACGTTATAAGCCAATGGGACATAGAAACAGTACAAGAGTTTAAACAAACACGACTAGACCCATTTAACGCATCATTAAAGACTAGAATAAAGCCAAAGACTATAAAGGAAGTAAAAGGAGCGTTATTAAACAACCGAGTTAAAAACCCTGTATTGTGCTAGTAACAAAATAAAGTAAATCTGTTTATATATTAATAAGGGATAGTTATTCAATTATCCTTTTTTAATTTAATATTATGGCATACGAAACACAAGATTTAATTAACGAAAGCCTAGCAGCTATAAAAGAACACAATCTTATATTTATAAATGATATATTTGCATATACACCATTTGTAAGAAAGACATTCTACGACCACGAATTACACAAAAGTAACACCATAAAAGACGAACTATCAAAGAACCGAATTAATATGAAAATATCAATGAGGAGTAAATGGTACGCAAGTGACAACGCTACGCTTCAAGTTTGCCTTATGAAACTAATAGCAGACGAAGATGAAGCCCACAGGCTGAACGGGACTAAGCGTGAGATTAAAGACACGACAGTAGATAAAGAAATAAACATAAACATTCGTAGGTAATTGGATATTGATGTAAACGTAGTGTTTGAACACTTACTAGACAGTAAGACTAAAATAGTTGTTGAGCAGGGTGGAACAAGGTCTGGCAAGACTTTCAATATATTGATGTATATTATATTCCACTATTGTCAAATTAACAAAGGTAAAACAATAACCATTTGTCGTAAAACATTTCCTGCGGTTAGGTCATCTGTAATGCGTGATTTTTTTGATATACTAAAGACACACGACAAATATAACGAAGCGTATCACAATAAGTCAAACAGCGAATATACATTAGATGGCAACATAGTGGAGTTTATAAGTGTTGACCAACCCCAAAAGATTAGAGGACGTAAGAGGGATTTTCTTTTTATCAATGAAGGCAATGAACTAGATTTTGAGGATTGGCAGCAACTAGTATTTAGAACCACTGAAAAAATAGTAATTGATTACAACCCATCTGACGAATATCATTGGATATATGACAAAGTATTAAATAGGGACGATGTTGAATTTTATAAAACCACATACCTAGATAACACATTCCTTGACCCTAGTATAATCAAAGAGATTGAAAGACTAAAAGAAACAGATGAACAATATTGGCAAATATATGGCTTAGGTGAAAAGGGAATAAGTAAGGCAACTATATTTAATTACTTTGAAGTACCACGTATTCCGATTGATGCTGAACTGGTTTCATTTGGTGCAGATGCAGGTTACACAAATGACCCAAGCACCCTTGTAAGTGTTTACAAGAAAGACCATAACTTATATATTAAAGAACATCTGTATCGAACTATGATGACTACAAGTGACCTAAGCAATCATTTTAAACAAGAAGGTGTAGGGCGTAATCCAATATATTTCGATGCAGCAGAACCACGCTTAATAGATGAACTTAGAAGAATGGGTCATAATATACAGCCAAGTTTAAAAGGTAGGGATTCGGTAAACGCAGGGATTGATTTACTGAAACGCTTTAAAATACATTTAGTTTCTTCTGATGATAACCTTATAATGGAGTTTAGAAATTACAAGTGGGTCACAGATAAAACAGGGAAGTTAACAAACACGCCTGTCGATAAAAATAACCACTTGATTGATGCGGTGAGATATGCAACCTATTCAATAATGAGCAGACCAAACTTTGGTAAATATGCAGTATCTTAAAACTGCACCACATAGGGGTATTTTTTTGTATCTTATAGTCACTAAAATAAATTAAAAAACTTTATATATTAATATGGAAGTAAAGTTAAGAATACCAACAACGTTAAATGAAATCACTTTAGGGCAGTATCAAGAGTTTTCAAAACTAGATATTACAAAGGAATCAGAAGTACAATCTAAGATGATTGAGATATTCTGTAAAGTACCTGTTGAGGTTGTACGCTCAATGAAAGCAAAAGATATAACGGATATTTGTACCGTCATAAATACTATGTTTGATGTAGAGCATCAGATGTTGAATAGGTTTCAAATGAACGGTAAAGATTACGGTTTTATACCAGACTTAGAAAATATAAGTTTTGGTGAGTATGTGGACTTGGATACGTTTATGGGTGATAACGATAACTTACATAGGGCTATGAATGTTTTATACAGACCTATTGATTTAAAACAAGGGCAGAGATATACGCTAAAAGAATACGACCCAGATACAAATGAAGAAGCTAAAAACTATCCTTTAGATGCGTGTCTTGGTGCTATGGTTTTTTTTTACGATTTAGGGAAGGACTTATCGACAGTTATCCTGAACTCTTCGAGCAAACAGAACGAGGAGAATTTAGTGCAATATCTGGCTTCACTACAAAATGGGGATGGTACAATTCAATCTATGCAATCGCTAACGGAGATATTACAAGGTTTGAAGATATCACTAAACTAAACGTACACGAGTGTTTAACCTACTTAACATATACAAAAGAGAAAAACGAAATTGAAGCAAGGAATATAAAAAACAAATTCAAATGAGCCAAACAGGAATAAGAGGTTATTATTTATTGACCCAAACTATTAAAAACGCATTACTAGGTGATATAAACGTTCATACAGTTACAGAGGGTGATTTGTTTGATATTGATTTGTCTAAGCAAACGATATTCCCTTTATCGCATTTAATAGTTAATACTGTCACAGCACAAGAAAGTGTTTTAAGGTTTAACATTTCTATCTTAGCAATGGATATAGTGGACGAAAGCAAAGAACCAACTTCAGATATATTTATAGGAAACAATAATGAGCAAGATGTTTTGAATACACAACTAGCGGTATTGAATAAGTTAGTACAGGTTTTAAGGCGTGGCGATTTATATAATGATAAATATCAATTAGAAGGTGATGCAAGTTTAGAACCGTTTGTAGATAGATTTGAAAACAAGGTAGCAGGATGGACTGCAACGTTTGATATATTTGTTAATAACGACATTGAAATATGTTAGCAGATAAATCTTTACAAGAAGAATTAAACAAGTTCGCTAAGTACGTTATACAGCAAAGCAGAAGCAACTTATCTAAAAGCGATAAGAACGACACTAAGGGACTTTATAATAGTTTAGGTTATAATGTAGAACTAACAAGTAAGGGTGCTGAATTGGGCTTTAGTATGGAACAATACGGAGAGTTTCAAGACAAAGGTGTTAGAGGTAAATCGTCAAGTGCAAAAGCACCAAACAGCCCGTTTAAATTTGGGAGTGGCACAGGGAAAAAAGGCGGTTTAACGAATAGTATTAATAAGTGGGTTAAACGAAAAGGAATACAGTTTAGAGATAGGAAATCTGGGAGGTATTTAAGTTATAAAAGTACAGCGTTTTTAATATCAAGAAGTATATACCAAAAAGGTATTAAGCCAAGTTTGTTTTTTACTAAGCCGTTTGTGGCAGCATTTAAAAGACTTCCAGATGAACTAATTGAAGCGTATTCTTTAGGTTTAGAAAAAGATTTAATAAAATTAACAAAACGATAAAATGGCAAAAATTAACACAAGAAGCCCTTATTATATATATTTAAATGAAAGCGATTTAACAAGTGCTAATTTAAAACTATGGATATATAGCGGAAACCAAGGAACAGCACCTACAACACCAACTTACTCTTTAAATTCTACTGCTGTAAATTCAACAATTAATTTTGAGATATCAGAACTTGTTAGAGATTATATGGATTATAATCCTTCTATCGTTTCAACTCCTGTTATTTGGGTTGATTATCAAATTACAAAAATAGTTGCAGGGGTTGAGGTTGTTATGACAACAGTTCAAAACACTGGTTATTATGGTTACGGATATTTCCAAGAGGGAATTAATCCACAAAATGATTCAAGCTTATTACAGTCTAATTTAAAAATAGTAAAGTTAGATGATGCAGCCGTTTATTTACCTATTGATAGTACTAAAACTTCAAGTGTTTCTTTTTATCATAACGGACAAGAAATATATAAGCAAAACATTACTGGCTCATTATCAAATTTGTTTCAAATAAAATACATAACAAATTCAGTTAGTCCATCTGATGAGTTTGAGGATAGGGTTTTAAATGATGGCGGTACTTTCGAGGACAACCTTTGTTTAGATTCATTCTTAGATAGTACAACGTTATTTCCTGTTGACACCATATATGTTAATTCAATAGATGGAAGCGTTGACCTTATAAAGGTTGAAAACATTGAGGAATGCAAATATCAGCCTTACAAATTAATTTTTATAAATAAGTTCGGTGCATTGCAAGATGTGTGGTTTTTTAAACGTAGTAATAAGCAACTATCTACTAAAAAAGAGGGTTTCAAAAGAAATACACTTACAGCACTTGGCTATGCAATAGACCAACACCAACAAAAGAACCTATATAAAATGGGTACTGAAAAAATGGACTTAAACACTGGTTACTACCCAGAAGATTATAACGATGTATTTAAGGAAATGCAGTTAAGCGAGGACTGTTGGATTGAAATAGATGGCGAAGTTTTACCAGTAAATATAAGCGATTCAAGTTTTAGCTACAAGACGAGTTTGAATGATAAGCTAATAAACTATAATATAAAGATTGATTTCGCTTTTGACACAATAAATAACATTAGATAGATGCAGATAATTGACTTATATATAAGGGATGGGAATAAGTATAGTTCTAACGGAAATTTTCCAACTCAAACAAGGCTAGTTGATACATCAACAGACTTCACATTAAGTGACTTTAAAGTAGGTCAAATAATTAAAAACCTTAATTCAGGAGTAGAAGGTAAAATTACAGCAATAGCACCTAGTGGGAATGTTAATACTTTAGATATTGATGGCGGAGGGTTTTCTGGTAACAATCAACCATATCAAATATATAACGAATTTACAAAGTTAGATTTGTTTAAAGATGAAAGCGTTTCTATTACAGATAGTATTCAAAACGTAAAAGACCCATCTAAAATATTTGCACCATTTAGCCAACAGTTTAGTGTACCTGCTTCAAAGAATAACAATAAAGTTTTTAAACATTATTATAATGGTAAGATTGAAAACAGTTACGATGCTAGATATAAAGGTGATGCGTTAATACAGCTAAACGGATTAAATTACAAAATAGGAAAGTTCAGCTTAACATCTGTTGAATTAAAAAACAATGTAGCTTATTCATATAAATTAGTTTTTACAGGTGAATCTGTTGAGTTTAAAGATTTACTAGCTGAGAATGAACTTAGTTCTTTAGATTACCCAGATACTTTAAATTTTGAGTATGATAGTGATTTTGTAAAAAGTAAATTAAGGGGTAGTGCAGCAGGTGATGATTTAGTGTTTCCACTTATAACGCATAGTAAGAATATGCGATACGGCTACAATGACCAAGAAGGGTATAAGGATGTTATAAGTAATACCCATATAAACTATTCTGATTTAAAACCTGCATTAAAAACTAAAGTTATTATTGATGCAATAGAAAACACTTATCCACAAATAAAATTTAGTCAACAGTTTTTTAATAGTTCTACATTTAAAAAGCTTTATATGTGGCTTCACAGAGAAGAAGGTTTTTTGTCTAATGCCGATGAAGGTGGTGCAGTTCAAACGATAAGCACTAGATTTTCGTATGTACACAGTGTTTGGACTGGTAATTACAATTATTATGACTTTGTTTCTGGAACAGAATTAAGACCTGCTGCACCTTTTGAAGATAATTTTTTTGGTCGTAATTGGGGATATTTATTCGAATTGACAGTTAATTCACCTGACCAAAATAGGACTTATGATGTACAAATATTAAGAAATTCTGATAATTCAGAAGTGGCAAATTTCAGTGGAACAGGAACTCAAACTTTTTCTCATCAATTTTCATTGGATAACTGGGGTGAGGAAATAATTAACGTGCAGATAAATATAATAACAGCCAACACTTTAGGAATGTCACAAGACTTGGTTGTTACTGAAAATTACAGGTTTGGGAACAGTAGTTGGCAGTCTTATGACCAAGGGGTTTATGAAAAGTCAGCACCTACATCTGCAAACGTAGTGACAATAAGCAGACAAATGCCTAAAATTAAAATATTTGATTTTCTTAAAAACATTTTTACGATGTTTAATTTAACTGCATATAAAGAGGACGGGATTATTAATGTTTTACCTTTAGATGATTATTACAATGCAGGAAATTATTATGACATTACCGAGTATGTAGATACACAGAAATCAAAAGTGTCTAAATTATTGCAGTTTAAAAATATGTTATTTAAGTTTAAAAGTAAAAAATCATATTTAGTACAGTTTTCAGAAGAACAACAAGGCAATAAATTTTCAGAAGAAAGTTATGGAAATGACAAATGGGATGGGGGTAATTATAAAGTTGAAGTTGGTTTTGAGAAAATGATGTACGAAAGATTAACTGATGAAGAAACAGGTAATTTAACTGCGGTGACACAGGGTGCTATGTTAGATAAAAAGTTTGAACCAACAATCGGTGAGCCTTTATTACTTTATTGTTTAAGTACACAAACTTCTGGCGGTGTTTCTAATAGGCTTTTATTTGAAGAACCCGATGGAAGTACAACGACTATTAACCCTTATATAAGACCCTCAAACTCTTTACCAAATTTATTTTTTGGAAGGGTTTTTAATACTTTAAATTTTGGTGTTGAAATTGATGAATACACTTTAACCACAGGTACACAAGCTGTCTCTGATGATTTATTTACTAAGTATTACAGAAATTATGTGGCTAATATTTTCGCAAGGGATTCTAGAAAATTAAATGTTACTGCTTATTTACCTTTAAATGTAATTTTAAATTATAGACTAAATGATGTTTTTATTATAAATAATACCGAGTACAGAATAAACTCAGTAAAGACAAATCTACTGACAAACAAAACAGATTTAGAATTGTACAATTTACAAGTGAATACATCGCAAAGCATAAACGGACAAAGACCAGATTTAAGCAGAGTTCAGAATTTAGAAACAACAAGCAAAACATCTTCTACGATAGCTTTTGATTGGGATGCTATAACCGATTCTAACCTTATTAAATATGATATATATATAGATGATGTTTATGATACTTCTGTTTTATCTACCGAGCCTACTGGCAAGGAACGGTTAAATTTAGATTCTGACACAACTTATAAAATATCTATAAGACCAATTTACGATATAGACGGAACTGAGTTTGCAGCGTTTGACACTGATTTATTTGAAACAACACTATAAAATATGATTAAATTAATAATAGAAAGTTTAAAGTACGCTAACGGAGAAACCGAAAATCTAAGGATAGCACAAGGGAAATACAAATTACCAACAACAATTAAAGAAAGTTACAAATCTTTAAAACAAGAAATGAAATGGCAATAGAAAAAACAATAGAATTAAATGTAGATAGTAAAGGCGCACAAGCTGATTTTGGTAAGTTAGCTGATGCAATACAAGAACTTAATAAAACTTTTTCTAAGTTTTCAGAAGATACAACTGATGGCTTAGAAGATGTGAAAAAGGGTGCTGAAAAAACATCTAAGGGTGTAGGTTCTATTGGTAAAACATTGAAAAATCTTGGTTCAGGAATTGGAGTTGTTTTCTTATTAAATAAGGCTTTTGAAATATTTAAGAAATTAGCAGAGGAAAATCAAGTTGTACTAGATGCTTTCAATACTGTATTTGAAGTTTTAAGCATTGCATTTAACGACTTCTTTAATTTTGTTATAGATAATTCTAGTGGTATAATTAGCTTCTTTAAAGCTATATTTGAAGACCCTTTAGGCTCTATCAAAGATTTTGGAAGGTTAGTTAAGGAGAATATAATAGAACGAATGACATCCACTTTAGAGGTGGCAGGTCATTTAGGTAAGGCACTTAAAAAACTATTCACAGGCGATTTTAAGGGTGCTATTGATTCCGTTAAAGATGCAGGTAAAGAAATGGTTGATGTTATTACAGGTGTTGATGATTCGGCAGATAAAATTGTTGAGGGTGTAAATTCTATTACAACAGCCGTTACTAATTACGCAACTGAAACCGTAAAAGCAGCACAAGAAAATGTTAAACTCGCAAAGGCTTCTGAGTTAGCAGCAGTTAAAAATCAAGGTTTAATTGAAAGTTATGATAGACAAGCTGAACTACTTAGGCAAACAAGGGACGATGAAAGTAAAAGTATTGAGGAAAGAATAAAAGCAAATGAAGATTTAGCTAAGGTTTTAGATGACCAAGAAAAAGCAATGAAAGAAAACGCTGCTATATTAGTAAGGAGAGCGGAAGTTGAGTTGGCTAAAAACAAGGAGAGTATTGAATTACAAAAAGCGTATCAAGAAGCACTGAACGAACAGGCAGGGATTGAAGCACAAATAACAGGGTTTAGAAGTGAACAGCAAACTAATACAAATTCATTACTAAAAGAGCAAAAAGAAATTGCACAAGAACTTGCTTTAATTGGAAAAGATGAACGAGAGATTGAAAGACAGGAATTGCTTAACAACTATGAAGCTAAAAAAGAATTAATAAACAGAGAAGTAACAGATAAAATTGAAAAAGATGCGTTACTATTAGAAGCAGAAGGAACATACAGGGAACAGTTAAACGAATTAAATAAAAGTTATTCAGATGCTTCTGTTGATATAGCTAAAAAAGAAAGTGAAGCTAAACAAAAAGCATTAAATGGATATGCTAGTGCATTAAGCGATATATCTGGCGTTCTAGGTCAAGAAACAGAAGCAGGTAAAGGGATTGCGATTGCATCGTCTTTGGTTAATACTTATGCAGCAATATCAGGACAATTAAAAGCGTTTTCTGGAGTTCCAATCCCAGGTTATGCTATTGCACAAGCTATTGCAACAGGTGTAACAGGGTTCGCACAAGTCAAGAAAATTGCAAGTGTAAAAATACCAAACAGCGGAGGGGGTGGTGGTTCAACAGGAAGCCCTCCAAGTGGTGGGTCTGCACCAACACCGCCAAGTTTTAATGTTGTAGGTTCAAGTGAAACAAGTGCTTTGGGTGATGCGGTTGCAAGTCAAACAAACGAACCAGTTCAAGCGTATGTAGTTTCAAACGATGTAACAACAGCACAAAGTTTACAGAACAATATCGTTGAAGGTGCTACAATATAAAAAACAAAAATAAATAAATTTAATTATATATTATTATGAGAATAGTCGAATTAATATTAGACGAGGAAAGCGAACTAGGAATTGAAGCTATAAGCGTAGTGGAATCTCCTGCTATTGAAGAAGATTTTGTTGCTCTAAAAAGCCAAGAATTTAAACTAGCAGAAATAGATGGAGAGCGTAGAATATTAATGGGTGCTTTATTGATACCTAACAAGCCTATTTATAGACGTAACGGAGAAGACGAATACTATATATATTTTTCAAAAGATACTGTCTTAAAAGCTAGTCAAATGTATTTAATGAATAGTAAGCAAAACAACTCAACACTAGAACACCAATACGAATTGGAAGGTTTAAGTTTAGTTGAAAGTTGGATAGTTGAAGATAAGGTGCACGATAAGAGCGTAAAGTTTGGAATGGATTTACCTTTAGGTTCTTGGGTTGGTAGTGTTAAAGTAAACAACGATAAAATCTGGAATGAGTTTGTGAAAACTGGTAAAGTAAAAGGGTTTAGTATTGAGGGATATTTCGCTGACAAAATGGAACGTCCAAACGATGCGACAATAAAAGACGAATTAGCAGCTATTGAAGAAGCAGAAGCCGAATATTTGCTTAGTCAAGTTATAGCGGTTTTAACTAATGAAGATGTAGAATTAGAAAGCTATTCTGACTACCCTAGTTCAGTAAGTAACAACGCTAAAAGAGGTTTAAAACTTAACGAAGCAGTGAACAATAAATGTGCTACACAGGTCGGAAAAGTAAGGGCGCAGCAATTAGCACAAGGGAAACCGATAAGCAAAGAAACTATAAAAAGAATGTTTAGCTATTTGTCAAGGGCAGAAGCGTATTACAAGCCAGAAGATACAGAGGCTTGTGGAACTATCTCTTTTTTGTTATGGGGTGGCAAATCAGCGAAAACGTGGGCAGAAAGTAAACTAAACGAAATAAATAATAAATAAAATGAGTAAAGAAAAAGCATTAAAATTAATCAACGAGTATTTAGCAAAGCAAGAGCCTAAAAAATTGGAGTTATCTAAAATTGATGATTTATTAAATTGGTCGAAAGGTGGGGATTCAGACCCATTTGGAGAGCTTTCTGACTTAGTGAAATTAGCAAATAAACTTGAAAATAAATTATATAATAAAATGCAAGATGTTGAAGCTAAACAAAAAGAAAGCTCCAAATTGAGACAAATGGCAAAAGAATTAGGTGCAGATAAATTGCTAAATACTTTAGATAGTGCTGATAAGTTATTATCTGTTAAAATAAAAAATATACGTTCTGTAATTAAGTTAATTCAGAGGGCAACACAGAGTAGAATATAAATGAATAGATTTAAAAAACTATTTAGCCCAAGTAAAACAAGCCCAAAGGGTGGGCGTAAAGGTTGCCTATGCAGGGATAGGGATGCTTACTCTATTGAATGTTGTAATGGAGATATAATATCTCAGGGTATCGGTTCAATTTCTAAAAATGAAAATGCAAATTAAATTAATCTAAATTATATATAAGTATGAAATCAAACAACGTGATTGAAAAAATCAAAGACGTTCTAAACCTTAACGAAGAAGTTAAGCTAGAACAAGCTAAACTAGACAACGGTACAGTGATTGAAGCTGACTCGTTCGAAAGTGGCGTGGAAGTGTTTATCGTTACAGAAGATGAGAAAGTTGCTTTGCCTATTGCCGAGTACATATTGGAAGACGGTAAAATATTAGTGGTAGCAGAAGAAGGTGTAATTGCTGAAATCAAAGATGCTGAAGCTGAAGAAGAAGTTGAAGAAACTGAAGCAGAAGAAGTTGAGGTTGAAGCGGCTGAAGAAGAAGAAATGGGCTATGCTACTAAAGAAGAACTAGCAGAAGTAAAAGATATGATTGAAGAAATCAAAGCAATGCTAGAACCAAAAGAAGATTTGAGTTCTGATGACTTAGGAAACCTTTTAACAGAAGAATTAGCTAAACACGAAAGAGTAGAGTTAAACGAAGTACCTGTTGAAGTACAAGCTGAACTAAACGAGCCAAGTGCCGAGCCTATCGTATCAAATCCAGAAGTAAAAAAAGCTATATCAAAATTCAGTGTTTCTAAAAACAGAAAAAGCACTACCATTGATAGAGTAATGGCAAGATTAAACAATTAATAACAACTAAAAACTAAATAAAATGAGTGTATCATTAACAACAACTTATGCAGGTGAATTTAGTGGCAAATACATTGCTGCTGCTTTACTATCTGCTGACACTTTGGATAAAGGGTTAATTACCGTAATGCCAAACGTAAAATTCAAATCTGTAATTCAAAAGGCTGCAACTGATGACATCGTAAAAGATGCTTCTTGTGACTTTCAAACAGATGCAGGAACGCTAACTTTAACAGAAGCTATCCTACAACCAGAAGAATTTCAAGTGAACCTTGATATTTGTAAGAAAACATTACACGATTCTTGGGAAGCTGAAAAAATGGGCTTTAGTGCTTTTGATGAATTAGCACCAAGCTTTGCTGATTTCGTAATCGGACACGTTGCTTCTAAGGTAGCAGATAGAACAGAGAAAAATATCTGGTCTGGTTCAACTGCAACAAGCGGACAGTTTGACGGGTTTGCAACTTTATTAGATGCTGACACAAATCTTCCTAGTGGGCAAGATTTAACAGGTGCTGCAATTACATCAGCAAATGTTTTAGATGAACTAGGTGCTGTTGTAGATGCAATTCCAACAGCTGTTTATGGCTCAGATGATTTATATATCTATGCTGCTTCTGATGTAGTACGTGCTTATACTCGTGCTTTAGGAGGATTCCAATCAGGTGGGCAAGGTGCAAGCGGATACGAAAACAAAGGAAACAACCAATCTTTAGGTTCTTTATTCTTTGATGGTATTCCAGTAGTAGCTATTAGAGGTGCAGCAGCAGGAACTATTGTAGCAGCTGAAAAATCAAACTTATTCTTCGGGACAGGTCTTTTAAATGACTTGAACGAAGTACGAGTAATTGATATGGCAGAAAATGATGGTTCTCAAAATGTACGTATCGTAATGAGATTTACAGCAGGAGTTCAGTATGCACAAGTAACTGATATCGTTTACAGAAAAACTGTATAATAATTAACTAATCAAATTTAAAGGGGTGGGTTCTGCCTACCCTTTTTTATTTAAAAAACTTTAAAAATATGGGATGCTTAATAACTAGCGGACGTAAAGTGCCTTGTAAGTCAGCAGTAGGTGGAATTAAAACCATTTACTTTGCAGATTACGGTACTTTAGGACTTCCAACAATCGTAGCAGGTGAAATCACAAACCTAGGGGGTAACGCTATATTTTATCAGTTTGATGTAAAAGGTAACAGTTCAATGGAAACTGCTATCACTTCAAGCCGAGAAAACGGGACAACTTTTTACGATACTACACTAAATATGACTTTAACCTTTCAAGATGTAGCTACACAAGAACAACTTAAATTAATCGCTCACGCACGTCCACACGTAGCTGTCGAAGATTACAACGGGAACTTCTTTATTGTAGGTCTTGAAAATGGTGCTGATGTAAACGGTGGTACAATCGTTACAGGTGCTGCAATGGGAGATTTAACAGGATATACTTTAACGCTGAATGCACAAGAAACTGCACCGCCTTACTTTATTGATCCTGAAGAAATCTTAACAGAATCTTCACCAGTACAAATTGACCCAACGGCTTAATTAGTACTTTTACTTATAAAACTGGGTTATCTTAACGGATAGCCCTTTTTTTATATCTACACAATACAAAATATTTGTTTTTTATTTATATATTAATATGAAGTTAATAAGCACAAGCGGAAATAAAAGCTTTAAGATAATTCCAAGAGAATTTACAGTAGGTACATTGAACCTAAAATTGACTAGTGAAAGTACAAACAAAACTATTACGGTTGATGCTACATCGGTTATTGATGGTAATTATATTTCGTTTGATGCTGTTTTCGGTGCTTTAACTGAAAGCGATTTTTATATATTAGACGTTATTTATTCAAATAACATAATTTATAAGGATAAGATTTTTTGCACAGACCAAGCAATTAATCAAAGTAATGATGAATATTACAGCGTAAATAAAGACCAATATATAAGTGAAGAAAGTTCGGATAACGAATTTATAATAATATAAATATGAACGATTTAAGAATAGTAAATTTAAGTACCTACACAACACCAGATATTGTTGAGAAGTCCAATAAAGAATGGGTTTCTTATGGTTCTGATAACAATTATTTTAAGTACTTAATTGACCGATATAATGGTAGCCCAACAAATAACGCTATTATAAATGGAATTAGTGAAATGATTTACGGACGTGGACTAGATGCTTTAAACTCAAATAAAAAGCCAGAACAGTACGCTAAAATGATTTCTTTGTTTCATAAAGATATGGTTCGTAAATTATGCTACGACCTTAAATTAATGGGTCAATGTGCTATGCAGGTAATTTATTCTAAGGATAAAAAAACAGTTGCACAAGTTGAACATATTCCTGTTGAAAATTTAAGAGCAGAGAAATGTAATGACAAAGGCGATATAGAAGCTTATTACTATTCTGATAACTGGAAAAAAGTTAAAAACGTAGGGGATACAACTAGAATCCCATCTTTTGGTTGTAGTACTGAAAATATAGAGATTATATATGTAAAGCCTTACAGAGCAGGATATAAATACTATTCAAGTCCAGATTATGCAGGTGGTTTACAATATGCAGAACTAGAACAAGAGATAAGCAACTATCATTTAAACAATATCTTGAACGGTTTAGCACCTTCGATGTTGATTAATATGAATAATGGTACACCAAACGCTGAAGAACGCCAAGCCTTAGAAAATAGAATATATCAAAAGTTTAGCGGTTCAAGTAATGCAGGTAAATTTATACTAGCTTTTAACGACAATCCAGAAAGTGCAGCAACTATTGAGCCTATTCAGTTAAGCGAAGCACATCAGCAGTATCAGTTTTTAAGTGATGAAAGTTCTAAAAAAGTAATGGTAGCACATAGAGTTGTTTCGCCTATGCTTTTAGGTATTAAAGATAATAGCGGACTTGGTAATAATGCAGAAGAATTAAAAACAGCTAGTACATTAATGGATAACACCGTTATAAGACCATTTCAGATGCTTTTAATAGATGCTTTTGATTCTATACTAGCATTCAACCAAATGAGCCTTAAACTGTACTTTAAAACGCTTCAACCGTTGGAATTTACAGACTTAGAGAATGTTGAGGATGCAGAAACACGAGAAGAAGAAACAGGGGTTAAATTAAGTCAAGATTTACCAGATGAATTAGGAAGTAATATTGCTGATGAATTAATCGACTTAGGAGAGAGTGAAGAAGAACTACTAGCCGAATATGATTTAGTGGATGAAAGCGAAGTTGATTATGAACTAAACGATGAACTTGATGAAGTTATAACAGACTTAAACACCGAGCCAGAACAATCTGCACTATCTAAAATATGGAATTTTGTAAGCACAGGAACGGCTAAACCAAACGCAAAAAGTACACAAGATGGCAAATCAAAACAAGATAGTCAAAAAGGTGTACAGTTCTTAGTGCGTTATTCTTATGCACCAGAAAAAGCAGGGTCAAACAGTCGACAGTTTTGCTCTAAAATGATAGGTGCTAAAAAGGTTTATCGTAAAGAGGACATTGTGGCAATGGGAAAAAAGTCCGTAAATGCAGGTTTCGGAAAAGGTGGCTCTGACACTTACAGCATCTGGTTATATAAAGGCGGTGCTAGGTGTAATCATAAGTGGTTTAGGAAAACTTACCAAATTAAAAACGGTGAAAAAAGCCAAATAACAAGTGGTCAAGCAAAAAGTAAAGGTTTTAAAGCACCTAAGAACGCTCAAAAAGTACCAGTAGCACCAAAGGATATGAAGTATAAAGGTTATACTGCTGAATATTGGAACAAAATGAAATTCAAAAACTAAATGGCAACAGCATTATTTATATCAAGAACTGACTTAGTACGAAATTCTATCTTAGATGGGAATGTAGATACTGATAAGTTTATACAGTTTATTAAACTAGGTCAAGAAATTGACATACAAAACTTACTAGGAACTGATTTATATAACCGAATAAGTACGGACATTGAAAACAGTACTTTAACAGGCGATTATTTAGCACTTGTAAGCGACTATATACAGCCGACTCTTATATGGTTTGCACAAGTTAATTATATTCCATTTGCAGCGTATCAAATTAAGAATGGCGGAGTGTTTAAACATTCAAGCGAAACCGCTGAAAACGTTAATAAAAACGAAGTAGATTATTTAGTGGGCAAAGCTAGGGAATACGCTAATTATTATTCAACTAGATTAGTTGATTACCTTTGTGATAATAGTTCAAAATTTCCAGAATACACAAGCAACTCAGGTTCGGATATAAGCCCAGATACAGATACGGTGTTTAATGGTTGGGTTTTATGATATATAAAGTAAAGAAAAAAAACTTAAATAAGTTAGTTGCTTATTTAAAAAAACAAAGCAAACCTTTAATAAGGAAAAAAGATAAATGATTTCAACAGATAAAATCATAAGAGCGAAGTCAATAGACTATACAGGCAGGGGTTTAACTTCTGAGAAAATATCTGTGACTTGGCGTCATCGTATTACTGGGATTAACACTTATACGCTTTACGACACTGGTTCTAGTACAACTTTTCCGTTTGCATATGGTGGGATTCCTGTTCCTTATAATGCTTATTATAGTCAGTTTATGATTTCGTCAATGCCTTATTCTAGTAATCAGTTTCCTAACGGAAGTTCTTTAACTTTAAGCGTTTATGTGGATGGAGTTTTTAAAGGCAGCGAAACCGAAACATATGGAAACAATGTATATGAAAGTGTAATATTGGATTTTGGTAAGTCAATAGAAATAAACAGAGGTGAAACAGTAACGTTAAGGCTAGAAGTAGACGGTCAGTGGTGGTACTGTGCAACGACATCAATAATAACAGAAAGATAATGGAGAACCCAAAATTAGCATTAATACCAAGCGGATATAAAAGCGGTAAAGTTTATTCAATTTTACCTGTTAATGGTGTAGGGGATTTTGATTTTAGCAGGAATACTGAATCTTCAAGAGTTAATAAAGAAGGTTTAATTGAAACTGTTAGTAATAACGTACCAAAATTAGATTGGTTAAACAGCGATTGCCCTAGTTTATTATTAGAACCGCAAAGAACTAATTACGCTTTAAATAGTGAAAACACATACGCAATGACGGTTGTTGGGGGTTCAGAAAATGCAATTAGAACTGCAAATTATTCTATATCCCCAAGAGGGTCTTTAACAGCTTCAAGGTTACAGGCTTCTGTGACTAGTGGAACTAATAATTATTCAGTTGTTGGAAGTAGTACAACTAGTTATAATGGTTATTATACAGCATCAATATATCTTAAAAGTAATACAGGAGAAAATCAACAAGTTGCTATTTATGGAAGGAACTCAACTCTTCAAAATTACACTGTGACTAAAGATTGGAAAAGATTTTCTTTTTATGGATATAACAGTCCAGGTCAAACCGCCTATATAAACGTAGGGATTCTTGAACAATTAAGCGGTTCTAATTTAGAAATAGATATATCACTTTTTGGAGTTCAGATTGAACAAGACAACTACCCGACTAGCTTAATAACAACTCAATCAACTGCTGTAACTAGGATAAATGATGTTTGTGGGAATGCTGGGGATGCTAATTTATTTGATGGAAACAAGGGAACTATGTTTGTAGATATTCAGAAAGCTTTTAAAGGCAGTAATTCTGGTAGTATTTCAATATCTGATGGAAGCAACAATAACCGAGTTGTAATTGCAAAACAATCCAATAACACACAATTTAGAATGTTTATAGCAAGAATAAACAGTGGTAATATTATCGCTCAATTAACTCTTAATATAGATTTTGACGTTCAAAATAAATTAGCTATCACTTTTAAATTTGGAGAATTTAAGTTTTACGTTAACGGGGTTTTATCATCCACTCAAACGCCAAATGAAGACATTCCAATAGGGCTTTCTAAGTTTGCATTTAACGAAAATAATTTAGGTAGTCAAAACTTTTTTGGGGAAATAAACGGAGTGAGATATTACGATAGAGTATTAACAGAAGCAGAAGCAATAGAATTAACAAAATAATAAAAAAATGGCAAACGAAATATATTGTAAATCTTGGTGGGGTGATGAAAGTAATAAATTCAGTGTACCTAATTTTCCTGATTGTGGAGATATTCCAATAGGAGATTTTATAATTTCAGAAAATGGCGAATTTATTTTAGCGGAAAATAATGACAATTTAATAATCGAATAAAAATAACAAAATGGCAAACAAAAAATTTAGTGAATTTAATTTAAAGACCGACCCAGCAGATGTTGATTTTGTTGTGGGTTATGACGGTTCAGAAAATGTAAGGATAGACCCTGCAAATTTAGGCGGTGGCGGTGGTGCTGTTGCTTTTTTAACACCAGAATCACAAGGAACGGTTAGTAGCGTTAATATTCCTACACCTGTTGCTATGATGGTAAATGACTGGTCAAATTATGGCACATCTGGGGAACTATATACGGATTCTAACGGTGAATCTTTAGTAAGCGTTGGAGATACTTTAGCTTTACAAAGTTTAAACGGAAATTACACAACACCTGTTGTTACAGTTTCCAATGTGAGTGGGTTTGGATATATTGAGTTCAATGGTGACTTAGGCTCTAATGCTTTAATGTCGGCTGAGGGGTGGAATGTATGGAGTAATGATAATCTAAACGCTATAATAAATATAAGTTCAGTGTTAAGTTTTGTCACAACAAACGGTGTTTTGTACGTTACTGAAAGTGGGGTTAATTTTACAGGTAATGGAACAAATACTGTAAATGCAGATTTAAACGTTAATGACAAAATTTATCTAAATAGCATTCCTTTAGTTGATGGCGGTCAAACTTTATACGACCCAATAACTGGTGAATATAACGCATCTGGGCAATTAAAAGAAATAACTGAAAGCGGAAATACAGGTTATAGAATATACAACGAAAATTTTGCTAATTATTACGGAACTATTGGCGATAAAGCTATTGATTTAACACTGCAAGATTTTCAACAAAATAGAGGTGCGACTGGAGAGTACTCTGTGGCTATTGGTAAAGGTTGTTTAGCTAGTAATGATAATTCAACAGCAATTGGTTTTAATGTACAAGCAACAGGAAACACTTCTTTTGCAGCAGGTATGGGTGGAAATGTAAGTGGCTACGCTTCTGTTGGAATAGGAGCATCTAATACTGTAAGCGGTAGTAATTCCGCTGCAATCGGTCACAATAATACAACTACAAATAATCTTAATTATGCTTTTGGATATCTAAATAGAATATTGGGTACGGCTCAATATACAACATCCATAGGTTTCTCAAATAATAATAGTGGTACTGCTGCTGTTTCTATTGGTGTAAGTAATACAATTCCTACACAGAATACAGTTGCAATAGGTAATTCTAATAATACAACAGGTTCTTCTTCTTCATCTATTTGTATTGGCAATACTAATATTGCTTCAGGCAATTATGCTATTGCTATTGGAACAGGCGTTAATGCTACTGGCGTTGATTCTATTGCTATTGGTACAGTATCCCAAGCTACAAATCTAAATAGTTTAAGTGTAGGTGAAGGATGTATTTCATCTGGCTTTAGATCTTCTGCTTTAGGATATAAATCTATTACTAGTGGTAATGACCAAACAGTAATCGGAACTGAAAACGATTCTAATGCTAACGCTCAATTTATAATTGGTAATGGTTTAGCAGGGAATAAATCTAACAGTTTCGAGATTTTATATGATGGAACGGTAGTAATAAAGGACTTACCAGGTTCAACAAGTTATTCAAATGATGTTGATGCAGCAGCAGGTGGCGTTCCGATTGGTGGGTTATACAGACACAATAATGATTTAAAAGTAAGATTAACATAAATAAAAAAATAAATTATGAGTTGGAAAGTATTAAATATGACACATAAAACAAACGATGGCTTTGTTATAGAAACAATATCAGCGTATGAAAAAACTGACGGTGCAGGGTATTCTAGGAGGGTTTTTAAAACTGAATTTACAGAATCAACAACAGATTTCATTCCTTATGAGGATTTAACAGAAGAACTAGTTGTTGGTTGGGTTAAAGATTCTTTAGGCTCTGAGTTAGTATCTGAAACTGAGGCTTTAGTTGATGCTGAATGCGAAGCAATTAAAGAAGCTATCGAAAAGCCAATAACACAAGAGGGAAAGCCTTGGAAATCTGATGAAATTGAAATCCCAGAAGAGGGCAAAGAATAATATGAAGATAGGAAAATACGAATTTAAAAATGAAGAACAAGCCTTAGATAAAATAAAAGATTTAGGGCTTGATTCTGATTTTGAAGGTAACGAATACCCAACGCATAAACACGCTATTGTATTGCTTGGTAATATTGTTTTAGAACAAGGAGAATATGATGAACTTGGAGAGGAAATAAAAGCACCTGTTTTAAGTGATAAATATCATATTGACGTTGCTTGGGATAATTTAGAAAGTCATCCATACGGATGGAAAACTTATAGCGTAGATTTAGAGAGCGAAGGAATGCATAAATTTGCAGGTGTTTCGTATTTAAAAAATAAAATGTAATGACAGTTCAAGATTTGAAAATAGGAATTTTAAATGCTGTTACTTTAGGTATCAGCTTCACACATATAGAAAACAGTTTAAAAATTATATTACTATTATTATCAATAGGATATACAGCACAAAAGATATACGAAACGCATAAAAAGAATGACTAAGAACTTTAAAAAAAGTGAGTTCGATTGTAGATGTGGTTGTGAAATGCCTGATGATGTATTGGTAAATATTACTAAATTAGCTAATCAATTACAGTACATTCGGGATAATGTGGCTATGCCTATAACAATAAATAGTGCTTATAGATGTGAAGAACATAATAAGTCGATTGGTGGTTCTGTAAACTCTCAACACTTACTAGGTAAAGCTGCTGATATTGTTATTAAAGGGCTTGACCCGATTTTAGATACTTATGATTATTTAGATGACCTTATGTTATCTGGCGAAATTCTTCAAGGTGGCTTAGGGATGTACCAGACTTTTACACATTACGATATTAGAAAAACCAAAGCTCGTTGGAATAATGCCTAAATACAAAGATAAGAACGGAACTACAAGGGTAGGCGATGCTTTACGTTGGTTGTTAAAGCAAGGAAAAGAAGTAGCACCAGAACTTTTAAAAATAGCCTCAAATGTTACAGGGATTGAAGCCTTAGAGGTTTTAGCATCTAAAATTGGTTCTGATAAAGTTTTAAGCGAAACAGATAAACAGCTTTTATTAGAAGAACTAAACTTTGATAAAATAGAAATGCAAGAAACCACAAAACGGTGGATTTCGGATAACAATACAGATAGTTATTTAACACGCAATATAAGACCTTTAACACTAGCCTTTTTAACCGCTACGCTATTTATATACATTATATTAGATAGTTCTTTAGAAGGCTTTAATATATCACCAGATTGGATTGATTTACTTAGTTCTTTATTACTTTTGGTTTATGGTGGTTATTTTGGTATGCGTTCCGCAGAGAAAATTACTAAGCATTGGAAAAATAAATAACTTTTTACTTTTTTTTTTAAAATAAAAGATATAACTTTGAATTTTTTGTTAAGCTGATTAATTAGCTAAACGTTTTTGTTGCCCTCAAAGGCATAAAAAAACAAATACCAAAACAAATAGATAAATATAAATCTAAACAAATAGATAAGATATCTGGGAACTATTCAAATGGCAAAAAAAACATTAAAATACTGGAAAAATAAAATTGACAAAGTATTTCACGAATATATAAGACGTAGAGATGCTGATGATAATACTGGATATTGTAATTGTATAACCTGTAAAAAACCTATACATTTTACAGAAAGCGATGCAGGTCACTTTATATCAAGAGGAAAATTATCTACTCGCTACGATGATAGAAACGTTTACAGTCAGTGCCGTAAATGTAATCGTTTTGAGTATGGACGTCAATATGAATATTCTTTAGCGTTAGGAGAACAACTATCACAAGAACTATTAATAAAATCACGTGAGATATACAAACTATCAGATGATGAATGGTTATATATATTTAATGATTACAAAACTAAACTAGACGAATTAAAAAATCAACAAAACTTTTAAAATGTTAATAGAAAAATATTAAATGTTAATTAAAAAACTAGATACTTAATGTATCTTTGTATAGTATTGTTTTTGTTTTAATATCGGCTAACCGCCAAACTAAGACCACTCTCTAAAAAGGGTGGTTTTTTTTGTTTATATTTTTTTTATTGAATTATTTGTTTTATATTTGCATATATAATAATTAAAACAATACACATTATGAATTTATTTGAAAGATTAAAACCAGAGTACAAAGACAACCTAGAAACAGGTAACACTAAACACCCTTCATTGACTGGATATGCAGTTGACCAATTAGAACTTTACGAATATGTACGAGATTTGCCTTATGGGTTGGTAACAGACTTGAGGTTCTTATTAGATGTAGATAGTCCATACGAACTATTTAAAGAGATATAATATGACTTATTCAGAAGATGTTAAAAGAAGTTCAAGTCCTGACACAATAGACTACTTAAACGCTCGTGTTGATGCTTTACAGAAGCGAGTGGAATTTTTAGAAGCACAAATAGAAATCAAAAACAAATAACAATGAACAAAGAAAAATTAACAGAATTATACAAAGAGTATAAACTTGAAAAAGAAGATGTATTTAAACATCAACATTATTTAATCATAACCAGAAGCGGAATCGACAAGATTCAAGCCGTAGCCAAAATTCAAATCACTTATGAAGTAGTAAGGTGTGAGCCAAATTTTGCAGTGTTTAAAGCCATAGCACATAAAGGTTCTGCAACGATTGAAACCTTTGGAAGTGCCTTAAAAGGTGATAGCTATAAAGACAGTTCGACAAACAGTTGGTATGTCGCTGAGATGGCAGAGAAACGAGCAATGAGCCGAGCCGTTTTAAAGCTAACAGGTTTTTATGAGTTAGGCGTATTCGGAGAAGATGAATCAGAATCATTTAAAAAATAAATAACAATTAAATTAAATTAAATTATGGGAGCAATTATCAATTATTCACTAAGAGTGGACAAATTACCAAAGGAGAAATTCATCGCTGGAAAAGATGGAGCGGTTTATGTAAACCTTACAATGTCAGTAAATGACGAAACACGATACGGAAATAACGCATCAATTATGATTAGCCAAACACAAGAAGAACGTGAAGCTAAGAAACCGAGAACTTACATTGGCAACGGTCAAGTAGTTTGGACTGATGGAAACATCGTAAAAGCTGAGCGTGAAGAATCTAAGGAAGTGTTACAAGAAGCTGAAACAAGCGACTTACCATTTTAACTAACTAGGGCGGTGTAATAACCGCCTTTTTTATTACCTTTACAAAAAAGACAATGAAAATTTTAGAAAAAGTACAAAATTATTATAATTTTAAATTTACTGACAACTGGGGTATACAAGATTTTTATATATATGAAGATACGACAGCAGACGGTTACTCTGTTTATATAGCTACCGACAATACTAATGGTATTTGTGTAAACGAAAACGTACACTATTACGATAGCGACTTATGTAACGAATTAGTAGAATATATAAAACACAGTTCTAAGTTAGACGAGACTATTATTTATGTAGATGATTCACACGCTTATTATATAGACGAAGCTATACAGGAATTATACGAACTAATGAAAACAGAAAATGATTAAAGCGATAGGATGGCTATTCATAGCATATATGGTTATGCAGTTAGGTAAAATAG